CAAATCTGAAACTCCAGCTGTTGCTACTATTATTAATGCGCCAGTTGAGGTTTCGCACCCTAACAAAGCATTAGAAAAATTTAGAATACAAAAAAACAATTAATAAATAAAAAGAAAAAATGGCAATAACTTATAACAAAGTAGACATTAGAGGTGTAGCAGCCGAGCCGATTATCGAAGAAATCTTATTCGAGAATCAAACAATTGCTAAAGGATTGGTAACGTTTGAAACAGACGTAAAAGCCGAAACAATTTTTACTGAGGCAAGCGCAACAGCAACGCTTCAAGAATTTGTTTGCGGAATCCCAACAAGCTCAGGAGAATTAAGCGCATTTGATTCAGTTGTAACTCCTAAAAAAGCAATGTTCTATCAAGAATTTTGCCCAGACAATTTACGTTTCTCTCGTTTCAAAAGAGATATGGCAGCTGGTGCATGGAATAACATGAGTACAGAATTTGAAAGAGTTGTTATTGGAGGTGTTTACGCTAAAAAAATGGCATTAGCTTTAGAGAATGAATTTTGGAATGGTGTAACAGCAGCAACTAAAACAGCAGTAGCGGCATTAACAGCGGGTACAGGTCAAGGCGCGGTAGGAGCAGCAGAAAAAACAGCTATTGCAGCTCTAACAGCTTCTCAAATTGACGGTGTTTTTGCTAAAATGGTTTATAATGATTCTAACGCAACTCAAACAGCGGCATTAGGAACACGTATAAAAGTAGCGGGTACAACATTAACTGCTGCAAATATAAAAGCGGAATTTGATAAAATCTACGCAGCTATCCCTGCAGAGGTTTTGGCGGGTGCAGAGCAACCGATAATCTATGCGCCAAGAAATGTAATGCAAATGATTGTTACTGCAAACAATGTGGTTTCAGATTTTAACAGACCATTTACTGTAAACGATTCTAATACAGAATTTCGTTTTAATGGTATCTTAATTGAGTTTGTGCCACTACCAAGTAACGTAGTAATTGCTGCTTTGAAATCTCATTTGTTTTGGGTAACAGATTTAGCTTCTGATAACAACACAATGAAAATTGATAGAATTGCAGAAAATAGAGAAGATATGTTTATCAAATCTATTTTATCAATTGGCGCACACGTTGCGAATCAGAAATTTAACGTTTTATACGTAGGATAAGAAATATTAACACCGCCTTTCGGGGCGGTTTAAAAACTTAAAAAATATGCCACTTACATTAACAAAATCGGTAAAGTTAAAAGACCAATCCAAACAAGCGGGTATTAAAGCCGTTGGTGTTGGTGTTTGGAACTCTACCAATAGAATCGTAACGACTTCAACTGGAGTTGTCGATTTGGCTACTTACTTCGGTGCTACTACAATTGCACGTTTAGAAGTTAAGAACACTACAACACGTTACGTTGAAACAGGGATTGCATTAGGGGATAACAGAAACGGTGGTTACAACGGATCGGTTACTTTAATGTTTTCAACTCCAGCGGGAACGGAAATTGAAAGAGCTAATTTATTGACTGAATTATGTAAATCTGAAATCGTAGCGTTTTTGGAATATTACGACGGAACAATCAGACCTATTGGTTCTCAGAATGGTGCGCAATGTACTGCTCCAATCTTAGATAGTGGTGGAACTATTGGCGATGCTAAAGGTTTTACTGTTACTATTACAACAATGGAAGCAGACCCAGCAGATTTGTATTTACTTACAGGCGATGCTATTACAGATTATGCTGCTGCTTTAAAAGCATACGTATAATAGAATAAATTTAACAAAAGCCTATCAATACGGTAGGCTTTTTTTATACAAAAATTAAAATGAAAGTACTTTTTTTAGATGAACCGTTAGTTTTTTCGTGTATTCCACGTAATTATAACATAGAAAACCTTTCATTATCACTACGTAACGAGTTAACGGATGCTGTAATTACACCTGCATTCACTTACGATATTGATAGATTGCTTACAATTACAATCACAACACAACCAACCGATTTTGCAATACAGAATAAATACGAATTTACTCTTAAAAGTGATGAAAATATTATATATTTAGGTAAATTATTAGTATTAAAACAAGGAACTGACATACAGAATTACGAATATAACACCCAAAAAGATGAGTACTTCCAATTCAAAGAATAATGTTTATACTTTTGAAGCGTTTTCAAAGTACCAACCGATTGATATAAAACCAGTTTTCGGGCGAAATTGGGTATTGAATGGCGTTAACAACACCAACTTCCAGATTTATAGGGATGCCTACGACGACAGCCCTACCAATGCATCAATAATCAACTCTTACGCTTCTTATATCTTTGGCGAGGGTATTGTATCGATTGAGAAATATCTTTCATTTGACGACCAAGAACTTTGCGTTAAGGATTTATATAAATATGGGGGGTGCGCTTTGCAAGTTATTTGGAATAAAAATAATGATCCTTTAAAAATGGAGTACATTCCAATTTATAAACTTGCACCAAACTACGACCAGAAAACCGTAAAAGTAAATGGTTACTGGTATAGCTACGATTGGACGCAACGTTATAAATACAAAGCGGAACTATATCCAATCTTTACAGGTAAGTGGAACGAAAATCCTTTAGAGATAATTTACATACGCAGACCAACGGAGGAACCGTTTTTTCCTATTCCTGACTATTTAAGTGGAATACCTTGGGCGCAAATTGAGGGCGAAATTGCGAATACTGGAATCAATAAGTATCGCAACGGAATGGAGGATATTACTATTATTAACTCTAATAATGGTATGATAGCCGACCCTGAAGAAGCTAAAAAAGACGCAGATGAATTACGTTCAAAAGTTGTAGGGAGTCAGAACGCTGGTAAGGTTGTTGTTTCTCAAAACGAATCAATGGAGAACGCTTTAACCGTTGATAGGGTTGCACCTCCTGAGTTTGCGCAACATAATGTATTTTATAGTGAGGAAGCTGAAAGAAAATTAATCGTTGCACATTCTGCTCCACCAGTAATATTTGCTGGTTCAAATAGTGGTAACGGTTTTTCAAGCAATGCAGATGAAAGAGCAGTAGCGATACAAGACCTTTACAGAATGAAAATAAATCCTTATAGACGTACTTTTATAAGTGGAATTTTACCTTTCTTTAAAGCGATTGGAATTGATGCTTTAGAGTTTAAAGATTTTGAAACTAACGAAGAAATAAAGACAGATGAAACTACTACTCAAGCCTAACGACATACCACGTATCACTTCTTTATCAGGAAACATTGATATTGATAGTTTGAAACCGCATATTTTCACAGCGCAAGTAACTGATATTAAAAGAATATTAGGAAAACCTTTATATGATAAGATGTTGGAGGAAACTTTGACCGATGAATATTTAATTATTTACGATGATTATTTAGTATTTATTTTGTCATACTATGCAACTGCTTACTTTATTGATTTTGCGGGAGTGAAAGTTGTAAATAACGGTATTGTAAAAATGAGTGTTGAGGGTGGCGAAACAGCAGACTTAAAACAAACGCAGATACTTGCGGAAAAATATCGTAAATTAGCAATCAATTTCGAGGGTCAGTTATTGGCTTATTTAAAAACAATAACTATTCCAGAATACACGACTGAAAACGTAGTACAAAAAAAACCTTTTAACACTTGGTACTAAATGGCACAGACTAATTTTAATGTAGGAGCAATAGCAAACGATGGTACAGGAGAACCATTAAGACAGGCATTTCAAGAGCAACAAGCTATGAATACCGAACTTTATACAACGAAAGTTGATAAGGTTGTAGGTTTTGGATTGTCTGAAAATAACTTTACGGATGCTCAGGTTGTAAAGTTAGCGGGTATTGAGGATGGTGCAGAGGTAAATGTGCAAGCAGATTGGAATCAAAACGACGATACGGCAGACGATTATATTAAGAATAAACCAACCGTAGCAGCTCAACTACCTTACAAAGAAGAATTCATAGCTACAGGAACAGACTTTACAGTTCCTACAAATTCAATTGTGATATTTGTAACATTAAATAATTTACCTACCTTTGGTTTCTCAAGAACTTTAGATGTTGTTACGGTAACGGACGCTATTACGGACGACTTAGTACACATCTACGGTTTACAATCTTAAAAACAATTATATGAAAAAATTACTTTTATTACTTTTTATTGGTTCAATGTGTTACAGTCAGAATCCAACACGTTTTATGTACGGTATTGCTCCGGCAAACATCGTTCCTTATTCTCCAAACGCAGGGGTTGGAATAAACACAACAACACCACAAGCCATACTTGACGTTGTAAGCACTACATCTGGAATACTTATTCCGAGAATGACAACAACCCAAAAAAATGCTATTGTAAGTCCAACTATATCAATGCAATTATTTGACACTACGATACAAAAATTTCAATATTGGAATGGTTCAATTTGGGTAAATTCTGATTCAAGTCCTCAGAATTTACAATCAGTTACGGATGTTGGCAATACAACTACAAATGATATTTTTGTAAAAGACGATATTAGTTTACCAACTACAATTGCAACGCATTTTAATTATGCCTTTAATGTACAAGACCAAAACACAGGTAAAGGTGCAAGTATAAATAATTTAGGTGAACTTAACCTATCAAGTGCATTTGATAGATTTGGAACTCTTTCAAGAAACCCGTCACAATCTACAACAAGTGTAAATCATTTATTACCTGCAACCGCTGGTACTTTAGCATTAGTATCTGATATACCTGATGATTCTAATTTAGTCCATAAGACAGGGAATGAAACTATTGGAGGGGGAAAAACTTTTACTGATACTGCTACATTTGATGCTAATACTAATTTAGGTTATGAAAATAATATAAAAGATTGGGATACTGCAACCAGAAATTTACAATTAAAATCCTATTCAGGTGGTAAAAAATTATCAATTGGCTTAGATGGTAAACAAGCAAAATTAGATGGAACAAATTTAACAACAGGTAGAAATTATCTATTACCTGATATGGATGGTACATTGGCTTTGACAAGTGATTTGAATTTCGTTCCAATTACAGGTACGGCTTCGGGTAGTCCTATTAGTGGGGATTTGGATTTACAAAACGATGCAAGGATAAAAATATATGATTCTGAAAATGATGTTACAGGTTATTATGGCGGTATAAATTATCAGTCAGATGGTTTATATTATGAAATAGGAAATACGGTTAGCGATGGTTTTAGATTTACATTTCCATCAACTTCTGGCGGGCAATTAGAGTTTAACGCAATAGGCTTAACTAATCAAAGAACTTTAACGGTAAAAGATGTTTCAGGAGTATTAGGTGTAGAAGAAAACATATATGGGTTTAGAGGCGGTTCTGATTATTCTGCAAACATAACCAATTTAGACTACCCACAAAAGATATACGTAGACAACAAAACAGGATGGGCTGTTTATCAAGATACAGCCTATACTATTGGAAGCCCTTTTTCTATATTAACAGGTGTAACATCTACATTGCCAAATAATGCGGGTACGGTTATAAATACACAAATACCAACAGGCGTAACAAGTTATTACAATAGCGCTACAAATAAAATAACACCCGCTAATAACGGAGATTATTATACTACTACTATACGTTTTAAAGCAACTACAACAGCACCAACAGCAGGTTATTTCGATTTTGGTATTGATATTGGTGGAGCGTTAGGGGTGCAGTTTAAGGAAACCAAGATTTTCGCAAAAGGAGCGGGTATAGAGCATAATTTTTCAATAGTAGTGCCAATGTATTCAGGAGCTACATTTATTGCTAACGGAGGACTTGTTAAGATTACATCTGGAAACGGAAATATGGCAGTTTACGATATTAATTACCACGTTGATTTGGTACATAAAGCTAAATAATTAATGATAACAAATTTTATAACAGCAGGCACGAAAGCAGATTTAGACAATATCACTTTCAACGACAATTTAATTGTTGCACTATTAGGAAATACTGCAATAGGCGATGTTTTGCCACGTATTTACGTGTTTAACGCTTCATCAACAGCAACAGCAGATGCAAGTTCAGTGTTACGTCCGAGCTTATATGCTCAGACATCAGGTCGTTTAATACTTAAAAATTGGGATGATTCAGTAAATTCAGCTTTAAATTCAGCTACAATTGGGCTTACAAAATCACAATTAAACACACAATATCCAACAGCACTGCCGAGATTTATGGTATATTGCCCAAGCATTATTTTAGGCGGTGCAATTTATGTAAAATCAACAGGTAATAACTGGCAAACGATAAGCGCGCCACCAACATTGTAAATTATGGAACTATTTATTTTTATCCTATTGGGATTTTTAGGAGTAATTGCTCACTCACTTTTTAAGGCTAACTCTTTACAGAAAGATGCTAAAGTAGCAAATATTGAATTTGGAATAATCCATTATTTAAAATGTGATTGGTTCGGAATATCACTTTCATTTATAGCGGTTTTTGTTTGGGTTTTTGTCTTTGGCGAAGTAGGAGCAAAATACCCTTTGATATTAGATTATGTACGTTGTAGTTTCTTTGGGATGGGGTTCTTTGGTTCTTATTTAATTCAAAGTTTCAATAGCAAAGGTAAAACTTACATTCGTAAAGTAGTAGACGAAAAAACAGATATTGCAGATAACAAATAAACAAATAGAAACCATGACAGAATTACAAGAAGAAAGAATTGCGGAGTGCCAGGCACTTTTAGCACAGGTTGGGTTAACTATTTCGGAATTATACGAAATTGACGAAAATGGTAATAAAATAGGTACGCCTAAAAAACCTCGTAAGTAATGAAACGTTTGCCTCAACTTATCATTTTCTATTGGATATTTTTTCTATTGTTTGTCAATACTGATTGGTATGCCAAATATTCAGAAATAATTGATTTGATAGATACTGTAATAGTTGGCGCATCGCTTTTACATTACTTTATTTTTTACAAAGATTACAGGAAAACATCTACTTATTGTGTTTACGGAATATCATCAGTAGTGTTTCTGCATTTCGTTTATTATCAATATAATTTGAATAACCAAACTTATTATATATTTTATACATTGATAATCGCTGCAACTTTGTATTTTTGTTTCAAAGAAAACCGTAACACTTATTAAATGGAAAACAGAGTTAATATTTTAGAGCAAAAGTGGGAACGTATGGAAAGTCATCAAACTGAATTAAAGAAAGATATTTCGAGTTTAAGGGACGGAATGAAAGAAATAACACAATTATTAGGCGGTTCATCTTTAAACGGTAACAAGGGGTTTATACGCTTAATGGAAACCGTTGAAAGTAAAGTTGATGAAATGGAAAAGTCATTAAACAGTCAAAGTAAAGATATTACTTACGCTACTTGGTGGGGTCGTGGCATTGCTGGACTTTCATTAGGATTGTTATTTAAGGAAATTTTTTATAAATAGAGACTATGAAATTAGACAGCAACGGTTACAACGCACTACATCAAAGAGAGGGTTTAAGATTAAAGCCTTATTTAGATACTCAAAAAATACCTACTATTGCACTCGGTAATACTTACTATTTAGACGGTAAAAAAGTTACGATGCAAGATAAGCCTTTAACAAAATCAGAAGCAGAACAATTAGGTAAAATTACAGCGGACAAATTCGCCAAAGAAGTTGATAGACTGGTAACATCAGAAGTAAATCAGAATCAATTTAATGCGTTGGTTTCTTTATCCTACAACATCGGATTGAACGGATTTAAAAATAGTACAGTATTGCGCAAGGTAAATAAAAAACCAAACGATGCAACTATTGCTGCAGCATTTATGTTATGGACTAAAAACCCTGAATTGATTGGCAGAAGAAAATCAGAAGTAGAACAGTACTTTAAAAAATAATTAGTATATTTGCCTCGTGCAGTAGAGCAGTTGGTTAGCTTGCAAGGCTCATAACCTTGAGGTCGTCGGTTCGAGTCCGATCTGCGCAACGAAGACGAATCGTAGATTAGAGGCGAAAATCCTCTTGTAATCTTAAACGTGGTTATATAGCTTAACATTTAAAAGTAACGATTTGCAAACTAAAAACCACTTCAAACGAGGTGGTTTTTTTATATCGTATTTTTACCTATCTTTACAATTGAAAAACAATTAATTATGAAAAAACTACTCTTACTAATCGCAATAATTACAATCGGATGCGGTTCCAGAAAATCCACCGTTTCAAAAGTTGAGGAAAAGAAATCGGAAACTACTGAAATTAAAACAACAGATAACTCAACCACCAAAACGGAAACCATTACAGATACCAAAACAGATGAGGTTACGGAAATTGAAACTATTGAACCGATTGACAATACAAAACCTTTTATTGTCGATGGTAAAACCTACACAAACACTAAAGTTGTAAAAGCTAAAACAAAGCGTTTAAAGACAGATAAAGTCAATACGAATACTATTGCAAATAATAACGTTAAGAAGTCGGAAACAAAGCAAACAGAATCAAAGATAAATAATAAGAACGCTGTAAGAGAACGCACTTTTAATTTATGGCAGTTGTGCTGGTTACTTCTTTTAATACCGATATTTTTAGGTTGCAGATATTTGTACTTGCATAATAAAAAGAAAATTGATTTAATAGTTTAAAGTTAAAAAAGCCACATCATTACTGTGGCTTTTTTGTTTAGTGAAATAAAGTGTTTTGATGTTTTGATATTAATGTTTTTGCAAATCCAAATTCCTCAATTTCTGACAGTTTTGTAAATTCATTATCAATCCAATTTGAAGCTAATTTGTGAAAAGGTTTTTTAATCTCGAATCCAAAGGCACGCCTTTTTAATTCCTGTCCTGCAATTAAAGTAGACCCACTTCCTGCGCAAGGGTCAATAATAACATCGCCTTCATCAGTAAATATTTCTATTAAATTTTTTAACAATTTCAAAGGCTTTTGAGTTGGGTGTAATTTTTCAACCTCCGAACCGTCACGCTCCCAATCCATACAATTGAAAATCATTTTACCTTTATTATTGAATTTAGGTAATTTGTCACGATAAAAAATCAAACCATATTCACAATTCCCGACAACTTTCATATTTGCTTTTAAGACTTGCGCACTGAAATTTTTACGAAAAACAAGATTTATATAATTATTCAATCCGTATCTCTTTGCTAATTCTATCAAATACATTTGTTGATCGAACGCACAAAATACAATCATACAAGGCGCGCCACTTTTTTGCCTTGCCACACCTTCAACTTTTACAGTTTTTTGTTCAGGGCGTAACATTGTGCTGCAAAAGTGCATAAATTCTGCAGGTCTGAAATCTTCGTCGGTATCAAAGAAACTTTTACCTGCTAAATCACTTTCGCCATTTTGATTATCACCGTCTTTGTACCATGCTGGATTTGATGCGTAAGCATTATTTCCTAAATTATACGGAATATCTGCAATTATTAATTGAGCCTTCGGTATAGCATAGGTTTTGAAGTTTTGAAAGTGATTATTGAATATTTGTGCTTTTTTCATTTTGTGTTGTATATAAAAATGCCTTTCAGTTACTCCCGACGCTGGTACTATCGGTTTGGCTAAAAGGCTATAATGTTTTTATTTCGGTTGTACCAGAACCGTTTAGCAAATGTACAATTATATTTTAAATTTCTCTGCAATTTTATCGGTTATTTCGAGGTTGTAGGGAATAAGTTCTTCGATGTCAAATATAGAATCTTTTATAGTCCATTTATCTGTATTATTTACTTTCCTAAATGGCATAAAATCTTTTTCTGAATGAGCTATTCTTAAATGATATTCAGAACGTCCTAATATTTCTGAAACTTCAAATCCCTTAAAAATTACATTCTCTAATGCGGTTTGGTATCTACTTTTGTAGATTTCGTATTGCGCCCAAATATCACATTGTTTATCGTTATAAGGACTTTCAGGCTCTTTTGGTTCTTCAAGTATAATCCAAAATTCATCTACTAATTTAGCAGGAACGAAATGGGATAGGTTTAAGGGTTGGGTAATGAAGTTTGTGTAATCAATAATTTCTTCTAAGTCTTGAGTATCTGTTTTAAAGTTTGAAGAAACATCTAAGCGTTTCACATACTCCGATAATTTAGGTAGTGTTTTCATTTGGTTAGGGGTTTATGATTTGTACAATTTCCTTTGTGGGTTACGCAACGGCTTCTGTCTTAAGTAACAACTATATATTCACATCCCTCAATAATTGTTATTTCATATGCACCTATTTTTTTATTGTTGTTTTCAATATAATTTGTTGAGGTATCTTTACATCCTACAAATAATAATAACATTCCGATAATAATTACTTTATTTTTCATCCTCTCTATTTTTTATCCTGATTTTCAGGGTTGGTTAATTGTTGTAAAAAATCTGTTATTAATTCATCTCCTTTTATTGAACACATATTCATTTGAAATAGTTTTTCAAGAAGTTCTTTCGCCTCTTTCAGTTTACCAATCAAATCGGGTTGGGAGCTTGCTAAATCTTCAACTCTAAAAATCAATTTGTCGTATCCTTTTTCTTTTGCCATTTTTTCAAAACATTGAGGACACATTATACCGATGTCATTTCCATTTACCGAATTGAATATTTCGTTTGGAGCATACCAACAAACGTTTTTACCTTTGCAAATCTGACAATAATCTTCGGGATGTGGTTCAATTTCTGTTCTTGCTTCCATAATTACTTTTTTAGATTAATGGTTAGTTCTTTGTTTTTGAGTATGTGATACAAATTCTGTAATTCGTGCAAGAAATAAACATCTCTTAAAAAATTATCCCACACAAAACAGAAAGTTCCTTTTTCAGATGTATAAATTGAAAAATTGTCATTATGATATTCATTACCGAATTTTCCTAATTTTGAAACAAACCCACAATCCAACAATATTTGATCCGATAATGGAATTGGTTCGCATTCGACAAATCCTGTCCAATCAATTGAAACGAAAGATATTTTTTTAAATCCTCTTTCGGTGTTTACATAATTTCCGATACGTAATTCTGATGCTTCCATATTTTTATTTTTAGATGTTAAATGTGTTTTGGGTTGTTTAGGTTTTTTACAGTTTCTTTAAGCTCATTATTTTCATCAATAACTTCGTTTAATTTTTTACGTAATTCATTGATGCAACTCGCTAATAAACGAACGTCTTTTCTTGTGTCATGGAATAATCCACCCTCTGAAACTCTAATTAAAGTCATTTTTAGTTTTGCAATCATACTTCCTATTGTTTATTTAATCCTTTGAGGATTGGTTTGGTTCTTGAATAAGGGCTATATTTCAAGCCCTTTTAAAAGTTTAATCTAAAATATAATCTTCAGTATTAAATACCTCCAATCCTTCAACTAATTCTGCTTTATTGCTCTCCACAATTGCTGAAGTATGAGGATGATGATTATGCCCTAAATATTTCATAAGTGGTCTTGCGGATTCTTCAAATGATGGTTTTCTATTATCCAACCATTCTTGAAAGCTTTTTTGCAATTCTTCTTGTTGACTTGCCTCTAAATTTGAAGCATCACTTTTGTGGTTTAAAAATTCATCTAATAAGTTATTCATAATATTTACAGCACTTATCCTTGCAATCGGGTTTTAATAATTTATAGATTTCAATACTTTTAATAAAAACATTAGCCACGAATTCATAGTCGGGACTTAATACACCTCCATCAGTTCTTATTTCTAACATATTTGAAAGTTCATCCCATTCATTTAATGGTATTCTGTCTAATAATTCAGCATTTTCTTTACCATAACTATTCAAGATTAGCTCTTTAAATGTTGCCATAATTATTTATATTTGAGTTACTATTAAAATTTTTTCTGTAATTTGTTGTTGGGCGGATTGCCATTGGTTTAATCGTTCTTGATATGCTTTTTTATCATAATGGTTCATATAAATTAACATCAAATCTGAATAAAAAGGTTTCTAAAAAGGATTCTCCCAAATAATATCTTCGGGCAATGCTGAACGGAATGATTGTTCTGAATTGAAACATATTGCATTTTTACCTTCTCTATTTTCGTGAAATTTATAAGTAGGAACTTCATCGCCATCGGATAGATTTTCCACCACATCGGAAGCATCAAAACTGATTTCTGATTTTGTAACCGTTCCGAGGATATTGAAGTCGTTTTTACTTCCTAAATCAATTGATTCTCTATTTTTTAACACATAAGTTAAATGAACGTTGTTATGTAATGAAAATCTAAAATCATCTGCATCCATAGGAACTTTAACGCCCCATATTTTCGGTAAAATCTGTATTAATTTGCTCATTTTGTTAAGGTGTTTTTATCGATTGCGTTTCCTGATTCAATTAGTCCGAAAACGTCGAAGTGCCAAGAAAGAAGTTTTTTTATTGTGTAATAATTCATACTATCGGCATCAGAAGGAATTTTATAAGTAACTATTTCAGAATCAAAAGCAAATTTTGCAAAATAGTTTTTCCTTTCATATCCAATACTAAAAACAGTAATGGTATCTGGAATGTCGCACCATTCCAAAATAGGCACAAACTTCTCTCCATTAACCTCAATTTCCTTTGTAAGGTCTGAAAGTGGGCGTAGGATTGGTTTACATAAGTGTATTGGATAAGCATCCGAACTCTCTAAAGTCATTAAGCATTTATCCCCAAACATTTCTGTTATTCCATTCAACGTCCAATTTGGCTGTTTTCCGTATTCATCATAAGGTTTATCTAATTCCGAAATGAATTCCAATCCCCAAGGCAAATAAGCCGATAAATGTTCTAATGTTATTTCTCTTGACATAACCTATTTATTTTTTCGATTTCTAATTTTTTCCAAGTGTCGTTTTCAATTCGGGCGTTTAGGGTTTTACGTGTGATTCCTAACTTTTCCGACAAATCCGTTTTACTGTACTTTAAAAGTAAATTTTCTATTTTTTGTTTCATGGTTTATTCTTTTAAATTTGAATATGTAAAAATGTTTTTATCCCAAGTGTATTCCGCATTATAAACCTCGACTAACTCTCTTTCAGGAATATTTTTTAATACTATAAATTTTCCAACTGAATAAAATTCTTTAATATAAATAGTATCTCCTTTTTTTAAGTTATTGCATTCCGTATCTGTATAAGATAACTTATCCTTACAAGATGTTAAACACAATAAAATAACAAATAATAAAATTCTTGTTTTCATAATAATTAAGTTTTATGCGTGTAAAATTACACACGGTTAGCGATTTAAAAACCGACTCTCTCAAATCGGTTCATCAAATATACAACTTCTATTTCAATACGCAATAGGTAAGCGTTGTTTATAATTTGTTTAAATAATTCATTTTAGATGGTATAATAGCAAATATATTATACTTTTCAAATATTATAGCGATATTGTCATGCTCAGGAAAATCTTTTATCCTACCTATCCTTTTGAAGTGTTCTTCTGCATATCTAAGCCCTTTACCCTTTCTCGGTTTACGTCCTTGAATAGCAAGTTTTTTTATCCTACGATGTATGGTTGTTTCATCAATATTTAAGTCTTTAGCCATTTGAGGGATTGTAAAAATATACTTTGCCATACTTTAATACTTATCCGCTATATTCCGAACAGTTCTACCCAACTCTGCATCGTTTGAAGTCTTGCGGATTTCAGATAATGGAATTTGGATGTATGTCTCCTCAACAACAACCCCATTCCTAACCAAAATATCACGTACATTTTTATCTTTGCAAAGTTCGGTTATAAGTGATTTTGGAACGGTTACGGTTTCCTCTTTGTAGGATATGATTTCGGCGTATTGGTTTGAAAGGCTACAATATAATAAAATATTATAATTTCCACAAACGCTAGGACACCATATATCTGATTTAAAATATTGATTGTAATATATTTTATGTAAATTTAATTTGCCTTTAAATGGTTTTATTACTGATTTAACTTCTTTCGCATTCTTAAAATATTCCTTTACTTCCTCAATCGTTGGTTTCATAATTATCTGTTTTTTAAAAGTTGAATGAATTAAAGTATTTCAGGTTCGTTAACTTCGATTTGTTTAGCCCTATCCGCTTCCAATAACTCATAAAGGCGGTTATCTGATAGCTTTTTTGCTTCGATTTTACTAAAGGCTTCGGTCATTTGCTCGTTACTTGAAATGTTGCCTCCTAAGGCTTGAAACCAATTTTGAAATTTTTCACATTCCGACTGCCAATTATTTATTTCTGCTCTCATAATTAAATATCGTTAATGGTGTAGTATTTTATTTTATTCCAATGATTACTTTTAATTCCGTCAATTTCAAAAATATGACTTCTTTCAATTTTTACAGCGTGTTTTTTATCTTTTGGAAAATCTCGGTCATAAAACCATTCAAACCAATGTCCTATTTTTAATTTTATTGGCGTTTTATCTTTTTTTGAAACTGTCGCTTCTTTTTCAGAAAACCTTGTAAAACTTTTTAATTTTAAATTGTACTCTAAATCAATATTTTCATTTAGAAGTTTAACGATAATAGATTTATTTTTATCTATTTTGTTTTGAATTGCTTTGCTCATAATCTTTCTTTATTAGTTCCCGAACGTATGCCGGTAGTGTTTTAAAAATCTGTTTTTGTACTTCAATTAATGATTTTGCCGGATTCTTTGGTAAAACCTTTCGGGCGTAGTATTCTGAAATGTGCATATTAATTGTATTGTAGTTCATCAACTTTGATACTTTCCAATATTTCTGCACAAATCTTTTCGCCAAATCCGTGGTCGAGTTTGCGGAAGCGGCTCTCTCTAAAACCACCTGTTTCACCATCAAAAAAAACACCGTTGTAAATCTCTAACAAGACTAAACCTCCAACAGAATTAAACGACTTAATGGTATAAATTTCACCTTTTACAATTGCATCTGATTGAATTGTCAAAGTTTCATTAAAAATATTATTTGCATCAACACAAACAACTTTTTCTCCGATTTTAAAATTACTCATCCTTTCAATTTATTAATTAAACCATTCATTTTTTTTACATAGAAAGTCAAACGACCTCCAGCCTGTGCGGTATCACGTAAAGTAATCAAGTCCGATACAACCTCCTTTTTTTTCGCTCTGAAATCTTTTATTATACGCTCCAACTCATCAACGTAGTTTATCGTTTCGTCGCTGTGGGATTCCTCCTGATAGAATAATTCCTCTTTTGTATATTCCTTTACCTCGTCGTAGGTTTCTGTTGGGTCTGGGTAGTGTATCATAATAATTTAGCTTGAAGTTTCAACTCCTTTTTACACTCCTTTATCATTTTTTCTAAAACTTCCAAGCCTTGAATATTTTTGAATAATAAAATTATTTTTTTGTTTTCAGGGATGTTTTTATCAACTATATCCTCTGCTATTTTAGAAGCTGGATATTGCATTTTTGCAATTGATATAAATGGTTGCTTAACATCTTTAGTTTTACCTATTCCTACTGAAATTTCAGCGTTCCCGAATACATAAACATTATCTACTAATCCTACTAATTTACTCATAATTTACTTTTTAAAGCCTCATCCGCGCATTTTGATAACGATTCGGATTGTAGGCGGTTGATTAATTGGTTAACTTCCGATTTATCCATTCTTGGAATAGCTTTTGGATCTACGTAAATTGTCATCCATCTGACTTTTTTTTGTTCCTGTGGTAATTTGTTTCGTGGCATATTATTTCAATTGCTTTCTGATATCAGAAACGTTTAACATTAATTTATTGGAAATTGAAGCGGGTAAAAAAGGCTCTGCTTCTGGAAATTCTGCAATAACTTTTGAATAGGTTCTTAATGAATATAAAAGCGTTTCAATTTCACGATACAACTTTCTATAATTAACTTCTAATTCAGTCTTTTTGTTAACCATAGGCAAAAGTATTTTTGATTCTTCTGCTGTTGCTACAAATGAACTATTATTGTATGGAACTTCATTTGTCGTATTTACATAAACGTAATCAAAACCATTACCGCTTATTTGAAAACTTTTTCTTCTGTTAAAGAAAACCTTATTTGATTTAAAAGTTTCTTTTACAGCTCTCGGCAATTTTGATAAAACCATAACTTCAAATATTTCTGAAATTTCTTTGTCCAGTTTTATGATTTCATCTGATTTTTTAGAAATTAGTTTTAAAGCTACTTCTGATGCGATTTCTTTTGTGATTCTTGACATTTTTTAAATTTTTATAAATTAATAATAAGCAAATGTAATATATAAAAACGAATAAAAAGCGTTTTTAATAATTTATTTACTCAATCCAACTACATTATTTCAACATTCCAAATGTTTATAGGGTTTTGTATTGTAGGAAAATTACTTTATCTATATTTTTAATAAGTATTCCTTTATGTGTTTTTTGCCTTTTAAATCCTCAATAGCATATTTTAAACTCAATGGTTTCTTCTCGTTTTCATTTATACAACCTATGCAGTTACCGTTTAAAATTACTAACCAATAAAAATCGTGAGTGATCTTTTCTGATATTTTATCTCCTTTTGAATACCATCCGTTGCCCTCGCATATTTTTTCTACGTAGGTATGCGTAAAGGTATAGTCTGGAACTTTTAAAAGTTGGCATTCAATTGTTGTTGAATCTTTTTTATTTGTTATTTGAAATGTTTTCCTTTCAAAGTCTGCAAATCCGTGTCTTCCTTGATATGCGTTTGAATATTCCATACTACTTTATCTCAATTATTAGTTCGGTTGTTTCTGTTTTTAAGTGGATCGACGGAATACCGTTATCAATCATTAATTTAACGACTGTTTCCAATGCCGGCATGAATCCATTTCTCAACCTGGTAAGTATTCCTATTTTACCAACTATTTTGTTTTGCCTGCCTCCTGCTTTCATTAAAAGTTGGTGGTATAATTGTTGTGCTTCATTCATATTATTTAGTATTATAAATTTCGTTAGCTTTTTCAATTGCTTTGTTGGTTGCTTCGGTTCGGTTTTTAAAAGCTAAACCATCAGCTAAATATTTTTCATCTTTTGTTATTTCATAATCCCATAAACCATCACTACAAGGATAAGGATTTATAAATATATTAATTGAATCAAGCCATTCAATGATTAATGCGTTTAAACAAATGTCTATTCTACATTCCTGATTGTAGTAATGAACATCATATTCTTTTTCTAACCATTCTTTAAAATCCGTTTTTGCCTGTTCTGTTAATATCATAAGTTTAATTTTTATTTCACAAATATATAAAAATATTTCATATATATCAAAAAAAGTTTTATATTTGCCTAACTTTAAATTTTAAAAGAGATGAGTAAAGATTTAGCATTACAGCAAACAGAATGGGATTTACACGAAAACCCTAACAATATTCCACCTCTTGAATTTACAGAGGAAATAAAACCGGAACTGTACGGATTGGAATTATCAAAGGCACAGGAAATGACAGTAGGACTTTCTACAACATTAGCCGAAAGAGAAGTTTTAAAAACAGCTTATGAGGACGTTTTAAAACTTGAAATTACAACTGAAACGTTACCCGCTTTTAAGGAACTACGTTTAAAAATTGTAAAGAATAGAACGCAAGGATTAAAAGTTTGGCATACAGCAAACAAAGCTTTTTATTTGGCTGGAGGTCGTTTTGTCGATGCCGTGTACAATAAAGAGGTTGTGGAAAATGAGCAAATGGAATCCAAATTACTTGAAGCCGAAAAGTTTTTCGAGAATCAGGAAAAGGAACGTTTGCGTTTAATCAACTTGGAACGTATCGAAAAAATAAGACCTTATGTAGAGGATGCCGATAATATGAATTTTTCAGAATTTGACGATGAAAGTTTTGACGATTTTGTTTTAGGTAAGAAAACACGCTTTGAAAACGAAGCTAAAGAACGTGAGGCGGAAGTGTTACGAATTGAAATAGAACGTTTAGCAGAAATTGAAAGACAAAAAGCTATTGAAATTGAAAATGCTAAACTTAAATCCGAAGCAGAAGCGAAAGAAAAACAAATTGAAAAAGAACGTGCAGAAGCAAAAGCTATTCAGGACGCAATCGAATTAAAGGCTAAACAAGAGCGTGAAAAAGCAGAAGCGGACAGAAAGATTGAAGCAGATAAACAAGCTAAAATACAGGCTGAAAAAGATGCTGAAATTCAAAGGTTAAACGATGAAAAAGCAAAAGCCGAAAGAGAAAGTTTAGCAAAAATTGAATCAGATAAAAAAGAAGCTGATAAATTAGCGAAAGCACCAGTTAAAAAACAATTGAATGTTTGGGTTAATTCATTTTCAATTCCTGAAATTCCAATGACTGAAAACGAAACGGCAAAAGCTATTATTGAAAAATTCGATGCTTACAAAAAATGGGCGTTATCTGAAATTGAAAAACTTTAATACATAAACAAATCGGTCAGGGTTTGATACAAAAATTATTCAGTCCTGACTATGCCTATACTGACCTATGGGATTTTAGTCGGGATTTTTAAATTATTATATTATGGCAGATTTAAACCTTTACCAAAAACTACACAAGATCCAAAGTCAAATCTTAGGACTTGGAAAAGACAAAGATGGTCAAAACTATAAGTACGTAACAGGAACTAAAGTATTAGACCATATTAAACCTATGATGAACTCATTAGGCATTATCTTAAAACAAGAGATTATATCAATTGACAACATTAGACAAGACTATTCAACATCATTAATTCAAGACAAAGAAACTAAAGTGTGGAGTGGTAAGCCTAAAAGCGAAATTCTATCTAAAGTAATGATGAAATTTACTTGGGTTGACGTTGCAACAGGAGATAAAGACGAAAACCTTTTCGGTGCTAATGGTCAAAACGATTGGGATAAAGGAGTAGGCAGCGCATTAACTTATGCTGAAAGATACTTTTTACTTAAATTCTTTCATATATCTACTGATGAGGATGATATTGATAATCCAGAACGCAAAGCAGAAGAGTTAAAAGAGCAACAAGAAACTGAACTAGCTCAAAAGAAAGAAACTGAACTAGCTCAAAAGAAAGAAACTGATCGATTAACTAATGTAAACAAAGAATTAGTACTTTGCAAAACAGAAGAGTCTTTAAAAGCTAAGTTTTTAGAGTTAAGCAAAGAGGATCAAAAAATATTCAGTAAATTGGTTACTGAACTAAAATTAAAAATTAACAGATAAAAAAGAGTAGTATGGAAGTATTAGGTAAGATTAAAGTAATCGGAGACACGCAACAAGTTAGTGCATCATTCGTAAAACGTGAATTAGTAATTACAACTGACGAGCAATATCCGCAGTCAATAATGATTGAATTTGTACAGGATAAAGCCGACTTATTGAATAGCGTTTCAGTAGGTCAAAACGTGAAAGTTTCTATAAATTTAGGGGGGAGGGAGTGGGTTAACCCTCAAGGCGAAACTAAATATTTCAACTCTATTAAAGGTTGGAGAATTGAAAAAATCCAGTCTGATGCGCCATCTGCACAGCAAATGCCTCCAATGCCAGCTGCTGAAACTTTTGCTCCAGCTACAAATTTTAAAGAACAAGAACACGACGATTTACCTTTTAGCTAAGGGTTTTTAGTAATCCCGAAAAAATAAAACTAATAGAATTATTAATTAAAACTTTTGATTTAATCAAAATATATTTTTATATTTGCTTATGTAATTTAGTGAGATTTATTACGAACCGGAAAACATTATAAAAATCCTATTAGGAAAGCGAAATCTCACTTCACGCTGACTTAATAGGATTTTCACTTTTTAATAGTTTATAGGTATCTTAAAAACCTTTATGATCATGGCAAAATTTGATTTAAAGTTCATAGATTGTACTGATGAAACTACATTATCAGTATCTATGAAAAAACCTGATGATGATTTTATATTAGAATTTTACCCTAATGGAATAATACAAATTTCCATAACCCCAGAAGATTCTATTTCAAGAATTATTTATTTAGACAAGTCCACGGCAATAAAATTCGCTAAAACACTCCGAACTGAAATTAATAAAATTACAGAAAGTGAGGTTAGTAATGGCTGAAAATAAAAAATCTTTTTTAATTTACTGCGATCTTCTACACACTATTAAAAAGATGAGTAAAGAAGATGCTGGAGAATTGTTTTTACATATTTTAGAATATACCAATGACTTAAATCCAACAACAGAAAATATAATAGTTGAATTAGTCTTTGAACCTATTAAACAGCAACTTAAACGAGACCTAAAATCCTACGAAAAAAGCATTGAAGATAAAAGTTTAAATGGTAGAATAGGAAATCTAAAGCGTTGGAATAATGACCTATTTATTAAATACGAAGCAAAAAAGATAACGTTAGATGAAGCTGAAAGTATCGCTAAAAGTCGCAAAGCATCGCAACCCGATAGTAGCGCGATAAAACCAATCGCAAACATCGCTGTAACAGATACAGTAAATGTAACAGTTAATGATACAGTAAAAGATATAAAAGAAATAAATATACCGGCTTTGCCTGTGTTTAGTTTTTACCATTCATTAATTAACTTAGGGTATAAAAAAGAATTGGTTTCAGATTGGATTAAGGTTAGAAAAAACAAACGACTTACCAACACAGAAACTGCCTTTAATAAATTTATAAAACAAGTTGAAAAAAGTGGTTATAGCGGAAATGAAATTCTGGAAAAATGCATTGAGAAAAGTTGGGGAGGTTTTGATAGTGAATGGCATTCTAAAAACAAAAACAAAACTTCAGAATCCGATACATTTATAAATTCCAACGGTTACAAAATACAGAAAGGCGTACTATGAAAAATATTCAACCTTGGGATTTAATAGATACCAACAAAACATCCGGAACAGCAAAGATAAAATGCCCTATTTGCACCGATACCCGAAAGAACAAAAATGATAAGTCATTGATGGTTTGGTTTAATAACGGAACAGCTAAATGTTTTAACGATGGATGTAATGCTTTATTCTTTAAGGAAAGCATCGTTAAATCAATTGTTCAATCAAACTACACCCTGCCAAGTCAGGAATGGAAAAATTATACCAATCTTTCAGATGCTATGGTTAAGTATTGCGAAACGGATCGTAAGATAAACCAATATACACTAAAACATTTTGAAGTGTCAGAGGAAAAATATTTTCAACCTTCCATAAACAAAGAAGTAACTAACATTGTGTTTAATTATTTTGAAGGGGATGTTTTGGTAAATAAAAAATACCGTTCCGGTGGTAAGAAGTTTACTCAAAGCAAAAATGGAAAGCCGATTTTCTACAATATAAATTCAATAATTGGAGAAAGTGAAGCCTACATTGTAGAAGGGGAGTTTGACGTGATGGCTCTTTATGAAATTGGGATAAAAAATGTAATATCAATTCCTAATGGAGCAAACGACAATGACAATTACTGGGTAAATTCAGAAAAGTACATAAAGGATATTAAGAAATTCTACATAGCAACAGACAATGACGAAAGCGGAAATAATGTAGCTGAAAAGATTGCGCAGCGCTTAGGACGTTACAGATGTGAAAGGATTATTTTTGAAGGTAAAGATGCTAACGATGACTTAAAGTCCGGTAAACTTAACGAAACGATTTATAACTCAAAAAAATATCCGGTATCAGGCGTATTCACAACAGAGGATCTTTTGGATAAGATGTTGGAACTTTACGATGCAGGATTGCCAAACTGTATAAACATACAAAATCCTGCCTTATCAGGGCTTAATGATGTTTTTAAGTTGATGTTTGGGCATTTGGTTATTGGAACCGGAATCCCATCACATGGAAAATCTAACTTTACTGAATGGATTGTTTTAAATTATCTTTTGGAAAATGATTATAAAGCAAGTTTTTTCAGCCCTGAACATCAGCCTTTGGAATTGCACATGAGTACATTTGTTCAAAAAGTCATCGGTAAGAATTATTTCTTTGATATAGATGGCACACAAAAAATAAGTAAGCTGGATATTATGCAGTTCCACCAATGGGCAAATCAAAAATTATACCTTACAAGTCCTGATTCAGGAGAGTTTGCCAACTGGGATTGGGTATTTGAAAAATTCAGGGAGCAGATTTATTCAAGCGGTATAAATATCTTTGTGGTTGATGCCTGGAATAAAGTTGAGTTTACTGGGAACAAAAGCGAAAGGGAAAACATTACCAAAACACTTTCAAGGCTAACGCAGTTTGCACAGCAAAATAATGTACTAATTATTGTTGTGGCGCACCCAACAAAAATGAAACGATTGGATTCAGGGAATTATGAACGCCCTACTCTTTATGATGTTTCAGGTAGTGCTGATTTTAGAAATCAGGCGCATGATGGGTATTGTATATTCAGAACGTTTGGGGATGACGCTAAAACAACTTTTACAAACCTTAAGACAAAATTTACTTTTCAAGGGGAAATTGGTGCAAGTGTTGATTTTGAATACCATAAACCATCAGGGAGATATTATGAAGTGGGTACGCAGCCACAGGATTATAATTTAATCGACAACAGAAAGCAAAAAGATAAAAGTTTAATTGAGGAAATAATACCTTTTCCATTGGTTTCAATGAATGATTTGAAAGGAGTTTTTGACGATATGCCTTACGATGAAAACGCAGAAATCCCTTTTTGATATGGAACACGATTTATTATTACGAATGTACGATTACCATTGCAATCTATTTATTGCGGGTAAAATACACTATGATTTTTTTATCGCTATTGAAAACGAATACTTAAAAAGAAAATATTTATTCACTATTAACTTAAATTAAAACATTATGAATTTAAACCATCCTAAAAACCAAACTGCGGAAGTTTTATACTTCTTACTAAATAGCAAATCAATAGATTTTTCGTATATTTATGCTATGACAGGAATACTTAATTTATCTGCTCGTTTGTCAAATTTAAGATTAGATTACGGATTAGATATCCCATGTATCACAATAGAAACTAAAAACAAGTTCGGGCGTAAAATCAGTTATGGAACTTGGATGTTAACCGATAAGGATTTAGGGCGTATAATCTATTCAAAAATAAACAAATGAAAGTATTAGTAGTAAAAACAATAAATGGCTTTTTAAAACCAGCTTATGATTCAGATAGTGAATCATTCTCAAAAATACCATTTAATGAAATAGTAGAGATTGAGTATAAGAAAAAAAGGAACATACGTTTTCATCGCAAATTTTTCGCTTTGTTAAAACTTGCATACGAAAACCAATCTGATTATAAAACAATGGAAATAATGCGACATGATATAATTGTAACAGCGGGTTTCTTTGATGAAATAATCAATCTAATAACAGGAGAAGTTTATAAAAAAGCGCATTCAATTAGCTTTGATTCAATGGATGAAATAGAATTTAACAAAGTTTACGATGGAGTAAAAGAGGTAATCTGTCAATGGCTTGGTTTAGACAACAACGATATAGAATCTAATATTGAACAGTACTTTTAAATTAAAATATGAAAATAATTATAGCTGGGAGTAGATATTTTAATGATTATAATTTACTAAAGAAAAAATGTGATAAATTTTTCACTAAAGACTTGTATTTTGAAATAGTAAGTGGCATGGCAAAAGGTGCTGATTTATTAGGAGAAAAATATGCAACCGAAAATAATTACCCTATTACTAAATTTCCAGCTGATTGGGATAAGTATGGTAAATCTGCTGGTTATAAACGTAATTCACAAATGGCAGATTATGCTGATGGATTAATTGCTTTTTGGGATGGTAAAAGCAAAGGAACTAAGTCAATGATAGATTTAGCTAAAAATAAAGGAATTGAAATTAGAATAGTAAAATATTAATTATGCCTAGATGTAAACATTGTAAAACTAAATTTGAAAAAAAATATGCTTTTCAGCAGTTTTGCCTACAAGACGATGAATGTATAAAAGCATTTTCAGATAGCGTAAAAGAAAAAAAGCAAATCAAAGACGCTAAAGACAAAGAAAATCTTTTTTTAGCTGAGAATGAGCGAAACGAAAGTAAACAGCTAAAAGCGTCTTTAATCAATACTAAAACACAAGTTCACACTTACATTAGAAACCGTGACGTTAACAAGCCATGCATCAGTTGCGGTACTCAATGGAATAATGAATTTCAAGCTGGACATCATTACAGCGCAAATAGTTTTATAACATTGCGATACAACCTCGATAATATACACGGACAATGCAAACGTTGTAATTTACATTTAGAGGGCGCATTTGATAACTATGCGCTTAATTTGCCTAATAGAATAGGAATTGAAAGATATAATGATTTGGTTAAGTTAGCATCATTCGACAAACAACAAGAGAAAGTTTGGAATATTGAAAACTTAAAAGAGGTTAGATTGTTATTGAAACAAAACAAATCATTTATCAATGTCGAATAAAAACACAATAATCTACACCATCGACCAAAAGCAAAAAGACCTACGCAAAGCCTACATCGATAAAGATTGGGAGAAAGTTAAGGAGTTGGAAAAAGAATTATTATTTTTTGAGTATGGTATTAAATAATTTTGTATTTTTGTGGTTATGGACTTAACAGCTAAGCAAGAATCTTATTGTCAAAACTATGTAGTATGCGGTAATCAATCCACAGCTTACAGACTTGCGTATGATGCAGGTGCTATGAATTCCAATACTGTAGCAGTAGAGGCGTGTAAGCTACATTCTGACCATAATATTACCCTAAGGATAAAAGAACTGCAACAAGAAACTTGGGAACGTAATAAGGCTTCTATTGATGAATTGGTAAACGTCCTTTCAGGTATGGTTCGCTTTGATATAGCAGACCTTTACGATGAGAATGGTAACTTACTACAAATAAAAGAAATGCCACTTATCGCAAGACAAATGATTTCAGAGTTAACAAGTGATGAAATTAAAATGGGCGGTCAATCAATTGGAGAAGTAAAGAAAGTAAAAACGATTGCGAAACTTGACGCAGTTGAAAAACTAATGAAACATTTAGGCGGTTATGAAAAGGATAACAAGCAGAAAGCAATCTTAGTAGAACCAGTTACTTTTATATGCAAATAGAATTATTTAGCCACCAAATGGAATTTATCCAAAGCGATGCGACATATACAGCTATCGTTGGTGGTTATGGTAGCGGTAAAACGTTTATAGGTATAGCTAAAACCGTTGAAATGAAATTATCAATGCCAAACATTGATGTAGCTTATTATCTTCCAACCTACCCTCTTATTCGTGATATTGCATTTAAGAACTTCTCAGAGTATTTAACCTTAAGAAATATTCCGTATAAGCTACACGAAACAAACAAAGAGTTCACAACACCATACGGACGAATTATATTGCGTTCAATGGATAACCCAAGTTTGATTGTAGGATATGAAACTGGCTATGCAATAATTGATGAAGCGGATGTTTTACCTATTCGTAAGATGCAAACGGCATTTGATATGATAGTGGCTCGTAATAGGTCAGTTATTCCAAACGGAAAAAATAAATTGGATTTCGTTAGTACGCCTGAGGGGTTCAAGTTTATGTATAAGTTTTTTAAAAAAGAAGCTAATGAACATAAGAAAATAATTCACGCGCATACCGAGTCAAACACTTCTTTACCAAAAGAATATATTGAAAATTTAAAGAACACTTATACAACCAATCAATTAAAAGCATATCTTTACGGAGAGTTTGTAAATATCACAAGTGAAAGCGTTTATAGTTCGTATCATAGAGAGGAACATCGACATAGTGAAAAGATTATAGCTGGCGAAATTCTTTATATTGGAATGGATTTTAACATAACCAATATGAACGCCGTAGTGTTTATTAAACGAGATAAACGTATGTATGCCGTTGCAGAATTGCCAAGCGCTTATAATACCCAATCATTAGTTGAACAATTAAAAGCACGTTACCCAAATCATAAACTAAGGATTAATCCTGACGCAAGTGGAAACGCTAGAAGTACAAGCGGTTCGTCTGACTTTGGAATACTTAAAAAAGCATTGTTTCAAGTTGATGCGCCAAAGAAAAATCCAAAGGTAAGCGAAAGAGTAAATGCGGTTAACTTAGCATTTGAAAGAGGGCAGTTATTTGTTGATGACGATGCGTGTCCTACTTTAGCTGAGGCACTTGAAAAGCAAAGTTATAAAGATGGAGTGCCTGATAAAGATAGTGGTTACGACCACATAACGGAAGCGGCTGGTTACTCAGTATTTATTAATTTATTTAGTTCAAAATATAAACAAATATAAAATGAAAGAACATTTAATACATTATTTTCCTTTTTTGAATAAGGAATTCAGACCATTGAAAGAGAACGAAATCAGAAGTGAGGAAGTTTTTAAAGAGCTATTCCCAAACGAACCGATTGATATTAGTAAATTAAGAGCGGTTTATATGTTTCAGCAGGACGGAAATAAAACTTTTGAAGTTTTGGATGTACCTAAAGCGGAGTTGAAATTTGAACGCAAAACAAAAGGTAATGCCAAAATATAACTCAACAAACGATATTCCGTATTTGAAGTTTATGGAATTCTCAAACGAGATTAAAGACCATACAGAGGATGTTGATTTTATTACACAGAAAACAATGGAATACTTTTATCCTGAGGTAACAGAAAACCAATTGTTTTATATGCAAGAGTTTTCATTAGCCTTAACGGTTGAGAAACCAAAATACATACCCTATTTTATAAGATTATCTAAATTAGATACTACAGAGCATTTTATCGATAATGTTACGTATGCTGATAATAAAATGTATGCTGACTTATTCCGTAATATTTTAAAGCCTTTATGGTGGTTTGGTAAGGTCGATGTAGATAAAATCAATTTATATCAAGGACAAAAGATAATGCAGTCTTTTATAAAAGAGTCAACGAGATTAAAGAACCTTACGAGTATCTCTATAATCCGCCACCTACGCCTACAAATGGTGTAGTCACACAAGGCTCGTTGGCTCGTAAAGAATTTGCAGAGGATTATGGTGGTTTTATGGAATTAATGTATTTACTTTGTAAAGGGGATTTTTCAAAGATGAAAGATTTTGATAAATGGAAAACTTCGGAGTTCCTTTACTTAGGAGAGTACTTATTACGAAAAAAGAATGTTGAAAATATGCAATAATGAACGAATTACAAATACTTAACGATTTCCTTATAACTCAATTCCAATCTCAGGAATTGGTTAATACTATTTCAATAGTTCCTACAATTAATATCGATGCTAACAAAGAGAATATTTATCCACTTGTTAATATTGATTTGCTTACTTCGGAAGTATTGGACGATGCTATTATTGCATCGTATAAAGTTACGGTTCTTTCTCAAAGAGATATACAGCCAAAGAAAACAAATAATAAATTACTTACCGATACAAACTATCTCGACAATATAAATGAAACTCATGCTATTTGTGTGAAGTTTATAAACTATGTTGTACGTTTGCATAACGATGAAAATATAATGATTGAAAACTTAACCAATACATTACGTCCTTTAAAGAATTGGGGCGCATCTGGGTGTGATGGTTTTCAATTTGAATTTGATTTGAGTATTCATAATAAAGATAAAGCGTAACCCGAAAAGCTAATAGAGTAGGGATGGACCATGAAAAATTAAGAATATGGCAGTTACTTATTACAACAAAAAAGATTTAGTAAAGTTCGGACAGTATTTATTATCTGACGAACGGAAAAACAAAGTAAGTGAGTTAAATAAAAACAAAGTAACTCACGCAGATGTTGAAAACTTTTTAGAATCGATTAAGAAGGTTGACTAAATGGACGAAGCACAAGTAAGAGCAATTGCACAATCAATAGTAACGAAAGCCAAAGCAACTGCGAGAGTTGAACAAGGTACACTAAAACGTTCGATTGCTTTTACTTACATTAAAGGCGAGGTTGTATTTCGTCAAGTGTATTGGGGTCAATATGGTGACAACTCGCAACTTGAAAAGTTAGCCAGTCAATTTATGCCTTATGGCGTTCCTTACAGAATAATACTTACCGAGTTAGGTGGTGCAACTTATGAGAAAGGCAAAACAAAACAAGGGCGTACAACACAAAAGAAAGCATTAGCATCAACATCAAAAACAATGACGCAGAAATATATTGCTGCAATATTAAAGAAACGCAAAAAGGAAGATGGCGAAAAGGAGGAGTAAAGGACAGATAAAAGCAGACAAAATAATTAGAGAAGAACTTTTAAAAGTGGGCGATCTGATTATTGAAGAGGCACGTCCTACACTTCGACGTGATACTGGTAGATTACAAGATGAGGTTAATTTTAGATTAAATAGCGATACTGAATTGAATCTGTATCAACTTTACTACGGAGCTTTTAATTACCCTCGTGGAACGAATACAGGAGAAAAAAACGCATTATGGATTAAAACAAAAGAGTTGATTCCAGAAGCAACAAAAAATATAATAAAGAATATCAACGATCAAATACTTAAAAGATAATGGCAGCATCGGTAACAATAGATTCTTACAATTCAACAACAGGGTGCATTGCTTTTACGGTTACAGGAACACCTTTGCCAGGTTCAATAAGTGTAGAGCAGTCAATCGATGGTGGTTTAACGTGGAGTAGTGAGATAGCGGACGGATTGGATTCGCCTTTTTGCGGTTACTTGATTACAGTACCAACATTATTTAGATTACGTTTAAATCCTTACGGTACGTTATCGAATGTTTTTGATGCTTCGACTATAACATCTATTGTAACACCTATTGAAAGTATCGAGGATATTACTTTTGTAAACAGTCCGGTACACGTATTGCTTGAAAAAAACGGAATATTAAAAGCTACTTTACGCATTTGGATATGGAGAGGAAATCAAGAGGATATTCCAGTAAATCCAAATTATGTATTTAAAAAAGACAGAGTAAGTATTGAAGATAATTACATCAATATTGAAATATCAAAACAAATAAAATCTTTTATAGTTGGCAAGAATAACGAGCCTAATTTTGCCTATAACGAAATTGGGTTGGCGGCTATTACAGGGCAAGGCGTATTCTATCAAGTACAAGCCGACCTTGAAGATGCAACTACAGTAGAAAGGCGCAATTTCAGAACGTCGTTTGCAACCTTAGGGTATCGATACAATAACGAAAGCAATACGCCCTTGCCGACATTGTGGCAAGACGAAAGAATACACGATTATTTTAAACAGACCTTTGAATTTACGCAACCAACATCAAGCGCAACGAGCAGCAATATTATATTAAAAACACCTTTAACATCAACATTATTACGTGAGAGTTTAAATCCTTATTTGATTGTTTATTTAGACAAAGACGGGCTGTATCAACTGTTTACTCCGAACTCAAAAGTAGTAGTTAGTGAAAAAATAACACGTACCAATAACAATGTATCACATCGTAAACCAAGCACGATAAATACAAGTTACGTGCATAGTAAAAATGTAGCATCTTTGGATTCACTTGCGAGTTATACAATTGAAACAGGCGTACTAAATGAGAGCATGACCGAAGTAGTTAGACAAATAGTATATTCTCCAAAAGTATATTTAATTCGTTTTAAAGGCGACTATCAAGAAAATACAACAATTGGTATCACAATAGATAATACATTCGTTACAATCGACGACACCACTATTACAATTGATTCAGAAACCATTGATTCAGAATATTTAGGATTCTTTAAAACGCATGAGCAGATACCGGTAATTGTAAAAGATACTGATTTCGAGTTATTAAATAGAGTAAATAATAAAAATAAAATAGATTATAAGATTACCTTTGAAGAAACAAACAATAAAATACTTGACCTATAATGAATATAGTTACAGAAATCTACGCTTCAATTGATAATCTGGAGTTTACTTTATTGGATTTATTCAAAGACGAAAGTATAACGGTTAAAAATTCAAAGAAAGATTTACAGGATATTACAAAAGTCTTTGCGCCTTTCAGTCAAAACTTTACCGTTCCAGACAGTCCTAAAAATTTAGTAGCATTAGATTTCTTCGGTAATACTGAAACCGTTAAAACCGTTGTCGACAATAAACTATATTGTAAAATCTACACAAACGGAATATTAAACCAACAGGGGATTTTAAAAATCGAGGGTAGCAAAAAAGGAAGTATTACACTTTCATTCAGTACAGAGTTTCTATCTTTAAAAGACCGTATAGGAGAAGATAATATTTCCGACCTATCAACAGCCAACAATCAGATAAGTTGGAGGGCAGACAACGTTTTTAATAGAATAAAAGGATTGTCTATTATTAACGGCATTCGTTATTACGTGCCTTTGTGGTCCAACAATAGGGTTTGGAGTTATGATGCTAATGAGCCATCAATAGACAACATCGCTTTTGAAACAGGGAACAACCCTACGCAAGACAAAGTTATTAATATTGGAGAATTAAGACCAAGTATTGACGCACTATCTATAATCAATCTAATTAAGAATAAGTACGCCTTAAATATAGATATTCCATTGGCAGCAACTAACGATTTGAAAGAGTTGTTTGTGTGGTGCAACGGATCTGATTTTGGTGGATTGAATAATCGTTTTATATTAAAGAAGCAATATACTAATGAAGAGCCAAGTTCACACGGAACATCCGTTGCAAACCTAACGGACAGCAGTATTAAGATTACAAAGAACGCAAGTACCTTTTATATTCAGTATAGAGTATCATTAGCAGATACGATTGTAGGGGATAATTTAGCAACTGCAACAGCAACTATTGAAATAGTACGCAAATCTGATGGTGCAATGGTATTATCACAGGATTTTGAGGTAAAGAACGGCGACAATGCAATGCCAATATCGATTCCAGCGTACTTATTTACGTCAAATCAGTTTGAATTCTACACAAATATTAGAGTTTCAAAGCCTATATTCTGGAAATATAGCGCATCAAGGGTATTATATCGCACGCCTTTAAGTGATAAAATCAGTAGTTATACCAATAATTTCAATAGTAACGATACCAATTCGTATAAAATAGACTTGATTAAGTCATTACCAAGCATGAAAGTAATTGATTTTCTTAAATCAT